TCTGTATTAGACGGATCGAATGACGCATTGACTGCACAGTTAGGTAATGTCATCAACTCAATCTCAATCAAGCTACGCAACATCACATTCCTCCATGCCCTTGTAGGTAGCCACCAAAGAGTATCAGGTGTCGCTTCACATATAGCCTTGACTCTGTATACATCTGAAATATCTTTAATCGCTTCACCTCTGGTCATAAATCTAACTCTTTTGGTGGGCTTACGCTTCTTGTCGAGCCACATCTTAAATACATTAGCATTCTTATTGCTAATCTTTTGCCATATGGTTTCACATCTATCGTCACGCTTTGCCATGTTGGGATATATACGATATAGTTTCACATTGTAACAAGTCTTGTCACAAAAATCTGTCCTATGCACACAAGTACCTTCATGTTTTTCGGTATCATTAATTGGTCTGTCTTGACCAAACATACCAATATCATCACACCATCTGCCTAAGTCATTTAGTTCTGCTATTGTTAAGTCAGTCATTTAGTCCTCCTCCACTTTAAAAATTTAACTTTCATTTCCACACCTCTCTGCTCCATGCCATAACGAGTAGTGAAAACGTACCAAAGAGTATAAGCACAATCGCTATGCCTAAACTCATTCTGTCATGCATAGATAACTCACTAAACATTGCAACCAATGTCGTATCCATACTGTCTATAAAAACAAAAGCCATACAAAAATAAGCTAGTGTCAATAGCATCATGGACAAATTATATATTATTCGTAACATTGTATCTCCTCTCAATACAATCAAAATTTAAATGAGCCTTTTTGCTACATACTCAGGTAGGTTCTCACCTCCTATACTCACCCTGCTCCTACAATTAGTATATCGCAGACCTACAATAGGTATAGAGTTACCACTAGTGATAAGGTTGCTCTCTGGCATACCAGAAGTACCACTGCTGTCATCAACAGCTATGACATACTCAAAACTCAGAGAGTTAAAGCAAACATTATTGTCTGCTTTGATGATACAATGAAGGAAAACAGAGAGGGGAAAAACCTTCATTGTATCACCGAAGCAGACACAAGCAATGAAAAACGTATGTAGTGCATACGTTCTCCATGCTCATATCTAATGTTAAATTTGTTTGGGTTCTCTGACAGAGGATCATCTCTGCCCAAGCCGAAGTAGTGTCTGCTATCGTAGCTACAATTCATACTCTCTTGCTTCCGTGCGTTCTGTTCCATGCTCAGATGGACTTTCTCAGATCTTACACTTAATCCGCTATGAAAGAACCGCTAGTACTCTTTTGTGCATCTAGGAAACGTAATAGTCTATCAAAGATATAAAGTACCAACGAAACGTATGTACTACATACGTTAGCCAATATACCATTAATGAAAGATTTTCTTTCTCCAATGTCGCAACACATTTCTCCTAACGGCAGAGTATTCTACTCCGCTCGTCACCGATTATTAAGACGTTTAAGGCTCGGTTACGAATGCCTTAGGTTTGCTAGACCCCAGATAATCGCTAGTACAAAAACGTATGTAGTGCATACGTTCTACTAACTACTGAAAACGAATAATTAACAATGTCAATGAGCAACACACTTCCTTACTCATCTAAGTAATATATCAAAGATCTCAGGAGATGTCAAACTGTTTAGCAAAACGTATGTAGTACATACGAACACGCACCGCACCAACGCACCGCACCCATGAACGGAAATTTTAAGATGGAAATCATTTTGTGTTGCAAAGCACCGCACCGCACCGATGAACGGAATTTTATAAAAAATTCTTTTTGATAGGCACAAAAAAAAAGCCACTCGAAAGTGGCTCAATTTTAGTTTTAATTTTTATTTGAGATTAGGAAGCTTTTGCAATATCCATCTCAGGCAATGTGACTTTATTAACATTAGTTTTCATTCTAGACTTTGGAAATTTGCTAGTATTCAAGTTCTCTTGGGCTTTTAAAGCGGTTTCAATAACTTTGAAAATATTAGTCCAAACTTTTTTCTTATCCGCGTCTAAAATTAATTCACTATCAATTTTATTTAGCATATCCGCTTGTAAACCTGTTAAAGTTAAAGTAGGCACTTCTGGGTTTTCCGCTTGTGAATTGTCGGAAGCTTCGGAAGCGGATTGAGTTTCTTTATTCTCTTCTTTCTCCGCTTTTTTGAGTTCTCTCATCTTAACATCGATCTTTGAAAATGTACCGAGCTTCAAAACTTCTTTTATATTACCTTGGTAAAAGTCTTCGCATAATCTAATAGTATTTGATTTCCATTGACGGTATTTTGAAGGCATTGAATAACCGCTATCTTTTAAAGCTTTTCTCATACCGCTTTGAAAATCACTCATTGTAGCGTCAAAAGCTTCAAGGCTAGGAGAAGACTTAACAAGCTTAAATAACTCTTTTGAATGGCTAGTAATACCGCTCAAAAACTCACCGCCAAATTGAAAACCCTTTTCAAAAGCTTTTGTTTCTTGCTTTTCTGTTTTTGTGTTCTTTGTCATTTGTTCCTCTTTTCTGTTAATTAATTAAGTTAATATAAAAACAGTACAGGAAAAAAAAGAGAATGTAAAATTAATAATGCATACATATTAAAATAATATAATCGTATGTAGTACATACGTTTTTAAATCATGCATGACCCTCCCATATTCTTTTTGAATATCAATACTTCAATAAACATGGGGTGTATATTCTACAATTGACTATTAATCAGTTATATACAGATCATGAAATAAGCCTAGAATGTAAGCATATTATATATAATATATAGCAAAAGCAGCATTATATATTACAAAATATTCTTATATCATAGAATATTGTAACAAATTTCTTGAAATTTTTGACTTGAGCCATCCCTGCGAGAGCCACATGGGGGTGCTACGTACGTATATACACAGAAATACACAGATCAGGAAAATCACCTGTTAACCACAAGTGTGTGTATTTGTGATCACATACTGATTATTGTGATCACATTAGTGGTTTTCTTCTCTTTTTATAAAATATTACTTGACATGCTTTACAAAATGTGTAAGACTATGTATAACTGGTACATATAAGTGTTACAGTTAAATGTTAAATAAACCTAAAGTAAAAAATACACTTAAGTGTACACTTAAATGAACTGCGAAAGTAACATATAAGTGTATACCTCTGTAATTTTTTCTTATTATCCGTAAAAAATAAGTTGACAGTGAAGCAGAAACGTGTAAAACTATATGCATCGGAGTCTGTACTTGAGCATTTCTATGAAGCTATTGCAAGTGGAAACAGTAAAGTACTCAAAAGAGTGCATATTCCTAAAAGTGATGTATTCTATGTACGAAAACACATTAGTGAAGCCACAGGTGTAACCTATACCCTAGATCATGTGGAACGAGCTATGTATTTAGAAGGCTATCTTACACGTAATGAAGTCTTAGATCCTACCAGACCAAGAGGTTACTGCTCCTATGACATCCCAAAAAAAGTTTCAAAAGCACAGTGAGTATGAAGACTACGATTTGGACGGAGATGGAGTAGTGACCGATGAAGAGTTGGCACACGCTAAAGAAATCAATAAGACTGAAGCAGACCTACGTAAACAAAAAGCACAGCGTAGAATGGCTACAGCTACATTAATAGGTATGGGAGCATTTACAGCAGGAATGTTTTTTATGCCTATTGAGCATATAGAGGCACTATCTGATTTATCTAATCTGTTTTATATATCAGGTGCAGGTATAGTAGGTGCATACATGGGAACATCCGCTTGGATGTCTAATAGAAGCAAATAAGGAGAATACTAATGGTAGGATATATGTCTAAAATGAAAAAAGGTAAAAAGACTAAAGGTTACGCTATGGGCGGTATGTCCAAGAAAACCAAAGGCTACTCTAAAGGTGGACTGAAATCTACCGCAGGTAAAAAGGGTCTAGCGAAGCTACCTACATCTGTACGAAATAGGATGGGCTACATGAAAGGTGGCGGTATGGTAGCTTCTAAAAAGACTAAAGGTTACGCTAGAGGCGGCAAAGTAAAAAAATAGCATATCGGACTTGCAATATTGTCTGTAGTATGATATACTGATTTGTGTTATAACTACCTTGTGCAAATAACTGCACTTTTATAAAGGAGTATAACGTGAAACAATATTTATATAAACTATGGGAACGCTATTTGATATACCAAGAAAGACGAGCAGCATACGAGGTGCTTAATACTTTAACTGATTATCAGCTTAAAGATATTGGTGTAGGTAGCCGAAGCGATATTAGGAGAATGGTATGCGAGTATCAGAAAAAGTAAGTGTCGTACTTAATAAGTAATGTACCACACTTTAAATGTTGGGTACGCAGAGAGTTTACATGTAATCACCAAGACTATCACGGTGAATTTTTACACGCAATGGTATTTGCAGTAAACACAATACCTGACAGGTCGTTAAGTTTTCAGCTTGTATTTACAGGCTGTGAGATAGACAGAGAAGACGGACCTGAAGCTAATGTACATGGTGGAGCAATGTGGGCTAGGATGCCCATACAAGCCCTTGTAGCAGATGTACCAGTGGATGAGTGGGCCGTACCAATGGAAGATCATGTGTGTCAGCCTTGGGATTGTGAGTCAAGACATCACAGTGTAATAGTGATGGACAGAGTTAGTTCTTCACCTTGGCTATGTAAGATAGACAATGAGTTTTACACAGGTAAGTATTTATTTACTGTTGACTACACAGACAGTGATATAGCTGATGACCCTGCACAACATAAACAGTCACATGTTTTATACTTGACAGATGCAGGACAATGGACAGGAAACTTGGTAGCTCTGCCTAATAATAGAGTAAGAGCTACAAGCCCTGCTCTCTGGAGAACTGGAGAAGGTGCGCCTGACTTTACACCGTCACAGTGGACGCACTCAGCAGAGAGCCACGAAAGTTATCTAGATCCATCCGTGACTTTTAATAATTTATATGAGAGTAGATATGACAGCAAAAGCAAAAGCAAAGGCAACAGTAAAAAAAGTAGCAGGTAAGTTACGCAAAGCTAGTCAAGCACACGCAGGTCAAGCTAAAACTTTAACTGCTTTAAAATTTAATAAAGGCGGCAGCACTGTGAACAAAGCAGGTAATTATACTAAACCTGCCATGCGTAAAAGACAGTTTGCTCAGATTAAAGCAGGTACTAAGGGTGGTGGAGCAGGTCAATGGTCTGCTAGAAAAGCTCAGATGCTTGCTAAACAATATAAAGCAGCAGGCGGTGGCTATAAGTAATGGCACTTGCAAAAAGTCAACAAAGTCTTAAATCATGGACTAAACAAAAATGGAAAACTAAGAGTGGTAAACCCTCTGCTAAAACAGGAGAACGCTACTTACCTTCCGCAGCTATCAAAGCCCTATCTCCGCAAGAGTACGCAGCAACTACTAAAGCTAAGAGAGCAGGTAAGAAAGCAGGTAAACAACACGTTAGACAACCAAAGAATATCGCAAAAAAGACAAAAGTATATAGAAAAGTATAAAGAGAGAAGGATTGGATAGATGAGTAAAATGACAGAGAAGCAGAAAATAGCAAAACAAAAAATGCGAGAAGCATTTATGGCTAGACGAAAAGTTACAAGTAAACCTAAACAAAGTCTTGAGTTAAAAAAGACTGCAGTAAGAGTAAAACCAAGATCTGTTCCTAGAACACAAATTAAAAGTTTAGAGCTTCCTAAAAATGTAGTAAAAGCACCACCAAAACCTAAACCTAAACCTAAACTTCCTAAAACAAGCATTGTTAAAAAGGACGCTACAGGTAAAAGAGATTTTTCAAGTTTAGATGCTTATACAAAAAAAGTATACACAGGTTCTCTTGGAGGAAAAGCAAAGCCAAAACCTGCATCTACTACTACTAAAAGAAAACCAAGACGTAGAAAAACTCCAACTAGAAGCGGTATATTTTCAAGTCTTTTTGGTAAAAGAAGACGATAATGACAAAAGACAACGTAATTAACATAAATAAAAAAGACTACAAGGTAGATGACTTAGATGGTAAGTCTAAATACATTGTAGCACAAATAAGAGACTTAGAAAGCAAGGTAACTTTAGCTAAGTTTCAGTTAGATCAACATGAGATAGCTAAACAGCAATTTGTAAATATGCTTATAAAGGCCGTTGAAGGAAAGTCTAACGGTAAGGATAACTAATGTTTAATATTGCAGGTACGTTATTATCTTCAGTTGGCAGTTTAGCCTCCACTTATCTAGACGGTAAGGTTGCAGCCAACAAAGCTGAAGCACAAATTCGTTTGAAAGAGGCAACAGGCGATATAGATTGGGATCTAGCTGCTATTAGGGCATCTCAGAGTTCGTGGAAAGATGAATGGATAACTGTACTTTTTTCCATTCCTTTAGTACTGTCCTTTTGTGGTGATTGGGGTAGGGAGATAGTAGCAAACGGCTTTACTGCTCTGGCAGGAATGCCTGATTGGTATCAATACAGTTTAGGTGCAGTTGTAGCTGCGTCACTAGGAACTAAAGGGGTAGCTAAATTCTTTGGTCCTAAGAAGAAGTAGCAGTGAAAGTATTTCTATATGTAGTGTTCTTAGTAAACGAACATTGGTGGATTGACCCTAACTTTCCACCTGTAATTATGAACGATGCACAACAATGTAGAGCAATGGAAAACTACTTTGATATTAATCTAGGTCTAATACAAGACAACGAGCATAAAATAGGATGTATTAAAACCGATGACATATGGGGATTTCTTGTTGAAACATACGGATCACGGCCCTATAAAGATAGTAAAGTTTAAACCCCAATATTTAGGCGAAAGAAGAATGCCTATGGAAAGACTTAAAAATAAAAGGAAATACACAAATGGCTTATACACTGTCGAGCAGATCTCTAGACAAACTAGAGGGAGTAAATGAGGATCTAGTTAAGGTTGTCAAAAAGGCGATAGAACTTACTAAGATTGACTTTGGTGTTATCTATGGAATGAGAACGCAGGAAGAACAGCAGAAATTGTTTGACGCAGGTAAGTCACAGACTATGAAAAGTAAGCATTTAACTGGTGATGCAGTAGATCTGATGGCATATGTAGACGGAAAAGCAAGTTGGGAACTTAATCTGTACGATGATATAGCTGATGCTATGAAGTGGGCAGCCACCGAAGAAGGTGTGGTTATTAGGTGGGGAGCAGCATGGCATATACCAGACATATCAACTTGGAATAACACAATGGAAGAAGCTATGTTGTCTTATATAGATCTACGCAGATCAGAAGGCAGAAGACCATTTATTGATGGTCCACATTTTGAACTTAACTAATGGACATCAAAAGTAATGGGCTATAAAACAGCAGCATGGCAAAGAAAAGAAGGCAAAAGTTCTAAAGGAGGTTTAAATCCTAAAGGTAGAGCTTCTGCAAAAAAGCAGGGCATGAACCTTAAAGCTCCTAGTAAAAAAGTTGGCAACAAAAGACGAGCATCTTTTTGTGCTAGAATGGGTGGCATGAAGAAAAAACTAACATCTGCTAAAACGGCACGAGATCCAAATAGCAGAATTAATAAATCACTAAGAGCATGGAATTGTTAAGTTAATAGGAGACACAAATGCCACCTTTAATGGGAAGATCAAGACAAAGAGGAAAAGTTTTGCCTAAGGTAACTAAAGCACATAGAGGAATGATACATATTCCTTCAAAAAGATCGTCAAAGCTAATGGGTAGGTTTAATAAGCAGGACTTAAAAAGGCATTTTAGATTACAGGAACGATTTAAAGATAAACCACCTACTGCTGAACAACAAAAAAGGCTTGGCCTAAGAGAAATCCAGAGAAATCAAAAAAGGATGGCTAAACTACGAAATCTTGAAGGTAGAGGCAGGAAAACAAAAGATTTATCAAGGCATGATCCTTTACCAATGGTCCAAAAAAGGCTACCAACAGGTTCGCTCTACGATAATTCACTGACAGATGCACAGAAAAAGAAATTATTAAATGAATTGAGTTTAAAAAATTATAGTGGTGCAATTAAAAAGGGTCTAACGGCAAAAGATAGGGCTAAGAAGGAGTATGGAGTCCTTACTCCTATGCCTATTCCAACACAAGCAAATAAAGGCGGTCTTATAGGACATACAGACTATCGCAAGACAGGTATGTTCTATGGTGGGATGGTTAAAAAAAAAATGATTACTAAGAAAGGAATATAATTATGGCAGCACCATTGATAATAGCAATACGGATAGGAACGCTTATTTATAAAGTAGCTAAAAGCCCTGCTGCTCAAAAGTTAGCTAAAGAAGCTATTAAAAAAGGTGCAAAAAAGATTGACAGTTTACTTTTTACAAAACCAAAAGGAAGACTTACAGAAGATATAGTTAAAAATATGAAAGATATAGGAGCATCATCTAGAGCTAAAGGACAAAGCCCAACGACTCCAAAAAGTTCAAGAAAAAGTCCTCCTAAAGACGAGCTTGCAGAACTTATGAAAGCCATAGGAGCATCATCTAGAGCTAAAGGAAAAAGCCCAACTGTGAAACCTCCTAAATCTGGAGGAACTAAAAAGGATCAAGGTCGTACAAGAAAAGGCAGTGAAACAAAAGCACCTAAATCTGGAGGAGCATCAAAGACTATGCGTTCTAGAAGAGGTAGTACATCTAAAAGTAAAGCACCAGAAGTAACTACAACTGCTCCTAAGTTAGGCGGTTCTTCTAAAGTTACATCAGGAAGAGGTTCAGGTTTTAAAGTAGGTCCAAAAACAAAAACTGTAATAGCAGGGGGATTAGGAGCAGGAGCTATTTTATATGCTGCAGGAAAAAAAGATAAATCTCCTACTATAATTAAAGACGGAGGACCATCTAGATCTGGAGGAGCGTCAAAAGACATGCGTTCTAGAAGAGGTAGTGCTTCTATACCTAAAGGCAAGAAAAGACTTCAAGTAAAACCTAAGTCTGCTTTTGAAACATTTACTGTAACAGACGGTTCTCCAAATAAAATAGACATTGGTAAAACAAACTTTAACGTACCTAGAAGTATCGCTGCAGCTAAAAACAGAGGCAGTAAATACTTCTATGATAAAAACGGAGTTAAGAAATTAGCTGTAACAGCAGAGGATTTAAAGAAGTCTGGTAAGTCTCTTAGAGAATGGGCAAATACATTTGCTCCTAAAAAACAGTCTAAGAAAGATACTACTGCTTTCACTAGAACTATTGCAGCAATGGGGTAAATAATATGGCAGGTAAACCTACTAAAACACAGTATGAAAAACAAATAATTGATATTATTGGAAGAGGTCCAAATAGTAATGTTAACGCAGACTTAATAGCTCATAATTATTTAAAAAACTTTGGTAGAGGAGCAACTGATAAATTTGTTGAAAGATTAATGCGTATATTTACTATTCCAAAAGGAAATAAAGGTATGCTTGTTGGAAAAAAGAGAAATACAAAATTATTAAATGCTTTTAAAAAATTAAAATCAACCAAAAATAAAAAAAGTCGTTCTAAATAATAGGGGAGTAAAGGAATGAGGAGATACTTAAAACGTATATATTGTGCAATATTTAATCGTAAATGTTGCGATCAATGCAACTGTAATGAGTAAAAGGACTGTCTTTAACAAGTCAGTTTTTTGGAAAGTTCTGTCTGCTCTATTTGTAGGCATTCGACTGTTGTTAAAGAGGGTCGGATAGCATGTCCTTATTGTGAACATTTTTATGAAGATACTCGTTGGGTAGATTTAAAACAGGAAAAACATGAAACAACTAACAGAAAAACAACAGGCATTCTTGAACGTCTTATTCGATGAAGCACAAGGTAATGTGGCTAAAGCTAAATCATTAGCAGGGTACGCAGAGGGAAGTTCTACGACATCTTTAGTTAATGCACTTAAAGATGAAATACAGGAAGCAACAAAAAATTATCTTGCTCGTGTAGCTCCAAGGGCTGCTTTTTCTATGGCTAATGCTTTAGACGATCCTACAGAGTTAGGTGTTAGAGATAAGATGTCAGCAGCGAAGGATTTATTAGATAGGACAGGGTTTATTAAAACAGATAAAATTGAAGTTGCTGCTCCTAATGGTATCTTTATCTTGCCTCCTAAAAAAGATGAGTCCGATGCCAGTTAGCCGAAAAACAGGTAGAAACTATAGTTTTGAGTATAATAACTATGATACACCTGAACGAAAGAAAAAAAGAGCTATGCGTAATAAGGCTCGTAGGATGCTAACAAGAGCAGGTCTTGTAAAAAAAGGTGATGGCAAAGACGTAGATCATAGAGATATGAATGCTAAAAATAATAAAAGAGCTAATTTACGTGCTATTCCTGCTAAAACTAACAGAAGAAGACAGCCTAAAGTAAAAGGTCCATATAAGAAACATAAATGAGTTGGAACAAAGAAAAAACTAAAACGGCATTAATAGCTTTGTTTGTTATTTGGTCAGCTTATTTTGTAGTAGAGTATTTATAATGACTACAGCAGAAAGTTTAGGATACTGGAATCTACCCAAACCTGAAAGAGAAGAATTAAAAGAGAGTAAGGCTTGGCTTCCTATACCTCGTATTTCTAGAACAACACCATTTGGTTATAAAGTAGATCCAGAAGATGATAATATACTGTTGCCTATATCTGAGGAGTTAGAAGCACTAGAGCAAGCAAAACTACATCTTAAACAATATAGTTATAGAGAAGTTGCGAACTGGTTAGCTAAAACAACAGACAGACCTATTTCTCATGTAGGTTTGCGTAAAAGGATACAGAATGAGCAGCAGCGTAAGAGAAAAGTTGCAATCAAGCGTACTTGGGCTGAACGGCTCAAAAAAGCGATTGAAGCAGCCGAGAAGATTGAAAAAGAAAGAGTCGGAGCAGCTATCATCTCCTAGTGTTGTTAAGACTCAAAACAATACGGAAACTGTTAGTGAACTTCAAGATCCTACTCAAAATAGAAAGGTAATATTTAGACCTAATGATGGTCCTCAAACAGATTTTCTTGCAGCGTCAGAAAGAGAAGTTCTCTATGGAGGTTCTGCAGGTGGAGGAAAATCTTATGCAATGTTGGCAGATCCTCTTAGGTATATTACTCATCCTCAGTTTTCTGGTCTACTTATACGACATACAACAGAGGAACTAAGAGAACTTGTTTGGAAATCTCAGGAACTGTATCCTAAAGCGATACCAAACATTAAATGGTCTGAAAGAAAGATGCAATGGGTATCACCGCAAGGTGGTAGGCTCTGGTTTTCATACCTAGATAGAGATGAAGATGTTTTACGCTATCAAGGTTTAGCATTTAGTTGGATAGGCTTTGACGAACTTACACAATGGGCTACTCCGTTTGCGTGGAACTACCTAAGATCGAGACTACGTACACCTGCTTCTGACCTTCCGATTGCTATGAGAGCTACTACAAATCCTGGAGGTGCAGGACATCAGTGGGTTAAGAAAATGTTCATAGATCCTGCTCCTGCTAATCAATCGTTTTGGGCTACAGATATTGATAATGGGCAGGTTCTACGTTATCCTAACGGACATACCAAAGAAGGTGAGCCGTTATTTAGACGTAAGTTTATTCCTGCAAGATTATTTGACAACCCTTATCTTGCAGAATCTGGTGATTACGAAACGATGCTTTTGTCGTTACCTGAACATCAGCGCAAGCAATTACTTGAAGGTAATTGGGATGTAGCAGAAGGTGCTGCATTTCCTGAATGGAATACAGACATACATGTTATTGAACCATTTGATATACCTAAAAGTTGGAAAAAGTTTAGAGCTTGTGACTATGGATATGGAAGTTATAGTGGTGTTGTTTGGATTGCAATAAGTCCTAGTGAACAGTTAATAGTATACAGGGAATTATATACACAGAAAGTATTAGCTACTGACTTAGCTGATATGATACTAGAAGCTGAAGAAGATGATGGAACTATTTCTTATGGGGTGTTGGACAGTAGCCTTTGGCACAAACGTGGGGATACTGGTCCATCTCTGGCAGAACAGATGGTACAACGAGGTTGTCGCTTTAGACCGTCAGATCGCAGCAAAGGCTCAAGAGTCGCAGGAAAGAATGAACTCCATAGACGATTACAAGTTGACGAGTTTACCGAAGAACCAAGACTAGTGTTCTTTAATACGTGTAGGAATATTATATCGCAATTACCTTCTATACCTCTGGACAAAAGAAACCCAGAAGATGTTGATACAAAAGCAGAAGACCACTTGTATGACGCATTGAGATATGGTATAATGACAAGACCTAGATCAAGTCTCTGGGATTATGACCCACTTAACGCTGTAGAATCTTTTAAACCTGCAGACCCTAATTTTGGATATTAAATATGGCAATAGATGACGATACACAATTTGAAATAGACGAAGTAAGTGCAATAGATGATATATCTGCAAAAGCAAATGCAGATCCTGCTGTTGGACATATAATAAGTTTAGTTAAAGAAAAGTTTCATAAAGCAGAAGATGCTAGACAGTCTGATGAAGAGAGATGGCTTAAAGCATACAGAAATTACAGAGGTTTGTATGGACCTGATGTACAGTTTACAGAAACAGAAAAATCTCGTGTATTTATTAAAGTTACAAAAACTAAAACACTGGCTGCTTACGGACAAATTGTAGATGTTTTATTTGGAAGTGCTAAGTTTCCTCTTTCTATAGATCCTACGGTGTTACCTGATGGAGTTGCTGAATCTGTATACTTTGATACTAATCCTCAAGCAGATCCTAGTGCTAGTAAAAGAGCAATACCTGATACACCGTATCTTATAGGCGATGATGGAAAACCTACTCCTGTAGAAGGTATTACACAAGATGATTTAGAGGGCAGGTTAAGTTATTTAAAAGATTATTTAGCACCAGTAGCTGATAAACTAGCCGAGGGAGCAGGAACAACACAGACTCAGATTACTTTTCATCCGTCTATGGTTGCAGCTAAAAAGATGGAAAAGAAAATTATGGATCAGCTTGATGAGTCAGGTGCTAATAAACAACTGCGTCATGCCGCCTTTGAAATGGCATTATTCGGCACTGGTATTATGAAAGGTCCGTTTGCAGTAGATAAAGAGTATCCTAAGTGGAATGAAGAGGGTGTATATGAACCCTTAATAAAAACTGTTCCTAAAACAAGTAATGTATCTATTTGGAATATGTATCCTGATCCAGATGCTAAAAACATGGATGAAGCTCAGTATGTAGTAGAACGTCATAAGATGTCAAGATCTGAGTTACGCAATCTTAAAAGCAGACCCTTCTTTCGCAGTAATGCATTAGATAATGCTATCGAATTAGGTGAATCCTACGATAGAAAATACTGGGAAGAAGCAATGGTTGATAATGAAACGCATTCTACTATCAATCGTTATGAGGTTTTTGAGTTTTGGGGATACGTAGATACTGAGGTACTTAAAGATCACGATATAGATATTCCTCCTGAGATGAAAGATCTAGAGCAAATATCTGTAAATATATGGGTATGCAACGATCAAGTTATTCGTATGGTTATGAACCCATTTAAACCTGTTCGTATTCCTTACTACGCTGTGCCTTATGAACTTAATCCGTATAGTTTCTTTGGTGTAGGTATAGCAGAAAATATGGATGATACCCAGACTTTAATGAATGGGTTTATGCGTATGGCTATTGACAACGCAGCTTTGAGTGGAAATTTAATTATTGAGGTAGATGAAACTAATCTAGTTCCAGGACAAGACCTAGCAGTATATCCAGGAAAAGTATTTAGGAGACAAGGAGGTGCTCCAGGACAAGCATTATTTGGTACAAAGTTTCCTAATGTTGCAGGAGAGAATATGCAGCTATTTGATAAAGCTAGAGTGCTTGCAGACGAGAGTACAGGCTTTCCTAGTTTTGCTCATGGGCAAACAGGTATTCAGGGTGTAGGTAGAACTGCATCAGGTATATCTATGCTTATGTCAGCCGCTAATGGATCAATACGAAATGTTGTTAAAAATATAGATGATTATCTGCTTGCTCCTATAGGTAAAGCTTTCTTTAGCTTTAATATGCAGTTTGATTTTAATCCTGAAATAAAAGGAGACTTAGAAGTTAAAGCACAAGGAACTGAAAGCTTAATGGCTAATGAAGTAAGAAGTCAAAGACTAATGCAGTTCTTAGGAGTTGTAAGCAATCCAGTACTTGCTCCTTTTGCTAAAATGGATTACATTGTTCGTGAAATAGCAAAGTCGATGGATCTTGATCCTGATAAACTTACAAACTCTTTAGCGGATGCTGCTGTACAAGCAGATTTATTACGTGAAATGAATCCTGAACCGCAACCTCAAATGTCTCCTGAGGGAGTGCCACCACCTCAACAAGGAGGACAACCTCCTGCAGGTATTCAAGTACAAGATACAACAGGTAGTGGCGGTGGTCAGATAGGAACTGGCACAGCACCATTACCAGATGAACAAGGATTTACAGGTAATGTCGCTCAAGCAGTTGGTTAATAATAAAAAGATATATGATTCTTTCTTAGAAGAATTAGAATCACAAATACAAATGTACCAAAGAAGTCTAGAACAAGCAGATCATGACGTATTAGTTTATAGACTACAAGGTAATATAGCTTCATTAAGAAGATTAACAAAACTTAGAGAACAGGTTAATGGCTCAAACTAGCTTTGACAAAAGCACTAACGAAGATACCACTATTCCTGATGCTTTAAAATGGATGTGGAATAATCCTAAAAAAGCAGGAATGACTGCTCTTGAAATGACTCCTATTATTGGTGATACTTTATTGGCTAAAGATGCAGTACAAAGTTTTTCAGAAGGGGATATTAAAGGCGGCTTAATAGATACTGCAGCTTTAGGAGTAGGCTTGATTCCTGTGGTAGGAGATATAACAGCCAAAGGTATTAAACAATTAAAGCACCTTGATTTTATTAAACAAGCCGTTTCTTTAGACTCTCCTAATGTTTATAAAAATCTTTTTCATAAAGATACAAATTTTGCTAAAGAGTACGGTGGTGAATTAAAATCGATTAAATCTGGTAGTGAAAAAATTCCAATTTCATTAACAGATAAAGAGTTAATAGAAATACAAAAAGATATAAAAAAATTAACACAGTATCATTTAAAAGATTTACCTGATAATATTACTGTTTATAGATATGGTGATTTAGACACTGAAAGAGGTGTTAGTTCGTTTACTTTAGATCCAAATTATAATGCATCTTTGAATTTGCCGTGGGAAAAAAGACAAAAAAATCCTATGCAAAAATTTAAAGTTAACAAAAAAGATGTATTAGTTAGCCCAGACATAAATTCTCTTTTTAGCGGTGGTAGAAGTTTTGATGAAAAAGAAATAATAATAAGCAATGATAAAATTAGTAAAATGTTTAACAAAGGTGGACTTGGTACGGCTCAAACTAAGTACCCTAGTACTGCATACCTAAATCCAGATTTACAGCAAAGTACTGCTATTCCTGACGCTATTGGATCAGCAGTTAAATGGCTATTTCCTTTAGATAAAAAAGAAGAACTAAGTGACGTAGAAAAATATGTAGGTGATCCTCGTTTATTAGAAAGAGGTAGACCTGCTCCTGTAGAAGCTAGTCAATACGATGCTAGTAAGTATGGACCAGAAGACGTAACTAGGTTTTTATATGAATTTTCACCTGCGTATGCTCCAGAAGCAGCTAGATTAGCTAAAGAATATGGTGGTAAAGAAGGTTGGGCAAATAAAGCTATGGGATGGCTTCATGCTTTTGACGCTGCTACAGCTTTAATTCCTGTAGCAGGAGGTGCTTCTCGTAAGATGGTTACTGATCCTGCTAAATTTGTTTTAAAGAGAAGTGTTGATACAACAGCTTTAGCAAATAAAAAGAGTGATTATAAAGGAGCTTTAAAAGAATATGTTTCTAATCAAAAATCCATAAATAAATTTTTTCGAAACAATGACTCAAGAATGGGTATGATGTTTGACGATGAAAGGAAAGCATTTCAAGATGCTATAAAAGGAAAAGATTTTAACCCTATACCTTATAGTGACGATACAGGTTTTACTTTTTTTAATAAAAATCTAGGTAGACATCAAAGCACTATTAGTGAGCCGCAAATAATTCTAACAGAAAAACCAGTAATTAACTATGATGCAATAGTTAACGAAATAAAAAAAGTTAGACAGTCATTAATAAATAAAGGTTATTCTGAAGACCAGTTAAATGATTGGGCAAGAAAAGTTAGTAATGTTGAGACACGTGATTTAGAAGGACGCAGACGTATTTTAGTAGATACTATTGAAGAACCTCTTTTAAAAGAATATGAAAAATTTGTAAAGGTATCTCGTAGTATTTACACAACCAGAAAAGACTATTTAAAAGTATTACAAGATACAGTAGATCTTATAGAATCTGATTTATCTAAAGGTATAGACTTTAATGATGCAGGACGTAACTTTGATGATGATGATTTATATACGTTTATGGAATTAGGTTATGTTGATCAAAACGCACCTTGGGAAGATCTTACATCGTTTTTTGGTAATAACTTAGGAAAACACGCAAGTGATATACGTGATATTCGTACTCACCTTAATACGAATTATACAATGGATATAAATCTACTAGGAAAAGAACTGGATGTAAAGTACAATAAAAATGCTGAAGAAATAGTTGATTCACTTTATAATAAAACAGCTAAATATATAGGTCTAGAAACAGGAAAACCCATATTTAATTCTATTACACAGTTTATAGAAGAATTGCCTGACGATATGTCAGCATCAAAAATAATGGAATTATTAGAAAAAAACAAAAACTCTTTTCCTAAAAGTCAACTTGCCCTTTTTAAAAAACATGCTTCTTCTGGTCCTGATAGTTATGATAAAAGACTAGGTGCATCAAAACTAGATCTTTTAGAAACTTCTAAAAAAGTAGGACAAGATTTTGATATTAAGTTTCATCCAGAGCAAACAAATATAGGTCAACGTATATCTGTAGTAAATTCAAAAAGTAATAAAGGTTACGGCATTACTATACACAGTGATTCTGCTAAGATTGATCCTAATCTCAAAGAATACTCAAGTAAATTTCAACATTTTGGTGGAACAGATACAGGTAACTTAGGGCATTCTAGAGGAGCAGTTATAGAAGCACCTCTTGATGGAGAAATGCAAAAGTTTATTCTTATAGAAGAATTTCAAAGTGACACTTTAAAAAAATTAGACATAGATATAACAGCTAATAAAACTGTCCTTAAAAAACGAAAAGAAGAATTAGAGGATTTTTACTCAAGAAGACCCAGTGCTATAGATACACCAAACGTTCTTGATAAAAAAACAATAGAAGATTATGAAAAACAAATAAAATTTTTAAATGATAAAATAGCTGAACTTACAGAAATAAAAAAAACCTTTCCTAGCCACGAAGAATACATATATCAACAGTTATTAGGACATATTAAATACGCAAGTGAAAATGGTATAGATAAAATTGTTATTCCTAAACTTACTGGTGAAAGTACAGTTAAGAATCTGTATAAAAAATTAAATGATTTCATTATACAAAGACCTAAAGTAGAAGAACCAGATTTTAGAAATCTAGTGGAAAAAGACATTTTGGAGGAGACAGTTCTTTTGCAGGGAATGTCTCGTGATCAAAAGAATATTTACGACAAGGCAATAAAAGCAGATGACGATTTTGTTGATGCTTTAACATATGGCAAAGTAGATACAAAATTATTTGAAGACTATCCCCAACTTGGAAACTTACCTAAATATTTTTGGCACGATTTTTTAAAGAATACTAGTAAACAAATAGAGCTTACTAGTCCATTGGGAGATAAAAAGATTTTAGGTATTAATGATACTGAGATAGAAAGGCTTTTAGCAAAAAGTTGGACAACAAACGGAGAAATAGTTAGAGAAGCTCTTGGACCTGAAGCTTCTATTTCATTACTTACAAAAATGTTAGCAGAACACCATCCTCATGTTAAAATGAGAGGTGCAGGTGGAGGGCTTAAACCTGATAGTGCTTTGAAAATTTATGATGAAGGTTTAAATAATGCTATCAAAAGATTACTGCAGAAAGAAAAGTTTCCTGTAACAGAAACGGCTCTTCCAGAAGTTAAAAAACGTCCAGAACAAAGATATAAAACTGAATTAACGCATAATATTAGAAGGTCTGATTCTCACTTAGATATTCAAGGAGGTTTAAGTCCAGATTTAGATAAATTAACTTCACCCTCGACAAGTGATGTAATTATACTTGATTTAACATCTTTTTTACAAAAATACGATCCTGCTACAGATGCCCTGCGTTTTAATAAGGGTGGACTAGCTATGGAAAAACAA